TTTAATATATTTTGATAATTATACTATAAGTATTATAAAATTACCATGTGTAAATTTGACAAATTTATTTATTATTTTCGTTTATAAATTATCTTGATTATATACTTATTCTCCGCTATAATAAGGGTAATTAAATCAGACAATCCTATATAATCGGAATATGAGGGAGAATATCATGGTCGAAAGTGTGCATAAACACGTTAGGAAACTTAGTACGTTTAAGAAAGTTCGTGTTCTTATTTTTTTACTTTATCAGATTTGTTTGAAAGGCGCTCGATTAAAGTAACTGCGAGTTGCCGATCTTCTTCTGTTTGTAATTTTTCAAACAATTCAACAATTTTCCGCGTCAAAAAATCATCATTAGCATTAGGCTTGTTGCCCTTATCGGCAATGGGCCTTTTTTTATTGTCGTCACCGCCCAGCAGATAGTCAACGCTCACATTAAAATAATCAGCAAGTGTCTGCAATATGTCGCCGCTCGGAATGTTCCCGCGCTGCGTCCAGTTAAGTACGGAGCTTTTGTTGTAGTTCAAGTCTGTCATCAACTTGTTTTTTGTAATGTGCTTGCCGGCAATGAGTTCTAAAAGTCTATCAGAGAATGTCATAATGTTACTCCCTTAGTTATTATATACAATATTATATATAATTATTGGTTTATTTTTCAAATTCGACATTTAAAACGGGAAAAGCCTCTAATATATTATATTCCAATTTTTTATACGATTATGCTTGACAAACTCCAATCGTTTGGATATAATAGTATACGGTTAGTAAATTGCAAAACGGCATAGGTATAGCGCACTTGCTTGTAAGCAATTTTTTAAAGCTGTACTGTTCCAAAATCTTGGAAGATATGAATATAAAAGGAGGCGACCCGTAACAAACGAGGCCGTGTGAGATTATAAAGGTGTGGTGCTCTTATAATAGCACACTACTCGTAAAAATGCAATAGATTTTACAAAAAATAATTAGAAAGTTATCCAAATTTTAAAGGAGGCAAAATGAGGTTTCTTATAAAATCCCGGCTCGCTGCTCTCGGCTTAAAGTCAAACGATTTAATTGCCGAAATCAACAAGCGCGGTGAGCGAATTAACGCAGGCGATTTTTCAAACTACATAAGCGGGAAGAAGCGGGGCGACACGGCAGACCGGGTATGCGAAATGGCAGATACCATATTAAAGGAATTTGAAAGGAAAAATTAATGAAAGAACTTATACAAGCGGACGAACATGGACTATTTATAGACAACCACGACAAAGCAAGGGTAGACAGTCGGTATGTAGCAAAGGAATTTAGCAAAGAACATTATCACGTGTTGCGCAACATTAAAGAACTTGACTGTTCGGAAGAGTTTCGTCAATCCAATTTTGGATTGTCCTCTTACCTTGACGAGCAGAACAAAAAGCAACCAGTAGTCAATATGACACGCAACGGATTTGTTTTTCTTGCAATGGGTTACACCGGTAAGAAAGCCGCCGCCTTTAAGGAAGCCTACATAAACCGATTTGACGAGATGGAACATTTTATCAAAACCGTTATCGCAGCACGAACCGAATTTCCGCTCTTAACCGCGAATATCAAACTTATCCATGACGAACCGCGCCCGTACCACTTCTCGAACGAATGCGACATGTTAAACCGTCTCATTCTCGGTGTGACCGCGAAACAGTTTCGCGCGGCGCACAACCTTGAAAAGTGTGACAGTATCAGACCGTATCTCACACAGACGCAGATAGACCGCCTTGAGACGCTGCAAAAAGTTGATATAGGCTTATTGATTGCCGTACCGGACTTTGAACAGCGCAAGCGTTACCTTGAATGGTATTTGATGAAAACTTATCCGCAGTTAAAGGAGGTAACCCCATGCCAAGAATAATAGCCGATATGCGGTTTAACGAGAATTTCTTCTTCACTAAAGAAGAAGTAGATGCTCTCGCCACAGTTCCCAGCGAAGTAGTTGACCTGTTAAAAAGTAAAAATCTCACCTATGTTGAAGCAATAGAAGTGCTCCGCATAAGCAAGATTTTACTTGAAGTCAGAAGCGAGATTAATTAAACGGTTCTTGTGCCGTGCTCTTCAATACGTTTGCCGACCTCATCTCTCTTTACCTGACCGATTTTGATATAAACTTCCCAGTATTTAAGATAAAATTCTTCGGGCGTAGGTTTGCCGATGTCGATTTTCTCCAGGTAAAGCATGGTTAACTCATGCAATAACTGCCCTCCGTCAATCACAATATCACCTCCCTTCACCGCGCATTATATCATGCTTATGAAGGGAAAGCAACATATTAATACAATTTAGTACAAAAGAGGTAAATAATATGCCAAAAACATTATCACGTGAATACATCGAATCATGCACCATCAAGCAATTAGCGGACGAATACAACCTCGAAATGAAAGCCGCATTCGGCACCGATAAAGTAAAACTGCCCGCCATCATGACTTACCTCGGCTGCAAGTCACGCGACACCGCTTACCGGCGCCTCGAAAACGTTCCGCATTACGGCGGCACAAAACTATACCGCACAATCGACATAGCGAGGCATTTCGCTGAAAAGGAATTAAAAACTAAAAGAAAGTAAAGGAGGCGGAAACGGTTGGGCGAAACAAAGGTATGCACTCAATGCAGAATTGAAAAACCCGCGACGACAGAATATTTTAGTAAACAAACAATCGGCAAAAACGGATTGCAACCCGCTTGCAAGGAGTGTTGCAAGCGATACCGTGAAGCTAACAAAGACAAAATCGTGCAACATAACAAAGAATATCGAGAAACAAATAAAGACAAAATCGCGCAACAACATAAGCAATGGCGCGAAGCTAATAAAGAACATATCGCGCAACATCGCAGAGTTAACATAGAGCATATCGCGCAATACCTCGAAACCCATAAAGAGCATATCGCGCAACGCAACAAAGAACATTACGAATTAATCAAAGAGCATCAACGCGCATACGGCAAAGAATATCAAAAATTAAATAAAGAACATATTGCGCAACATAAAAAGCAATGGTCACAATCCAACCCAGACAAATGCATAGCAGCAAAGCAAAGACGGCGTGCCTATAAAGCAGACCTACCCGCGAACTTCACGGCAGAGCAATGGGAAACGGCAAAAGAACACTTTAACAACGTTTGCGCTTATTGTGGCGTTCAAGTACCGTTAACACAGGATCATGTCGTACCACTATCAAAGGGTGGCGCATATACGCATGACAATATAATCCCAGCATGTTCCAAATGCAATAGTTCTAAAAGAAGCCGAGAATTTAAAGAGTGGTATCACAAGCAACCGTTTTACAGCAAGAGGCGCGAACAAACAATTATCAATTATTTAAACGGGGAATATCACGGAACGCAAATATCGTTTGAAGCGGAGGCGTAACCCATGACCGACTATTGCGACCACTGCAACGGTTGCCGCCCGTCCTGCATATTTCACAGGACGCAAACACCACCAATTACATTAATAAAGGAAGGTAAAAACACATGAGCATGACACGAACCATAAAACGCAACATGATCCGCCGCGAAATGACAATGGGCGGCAGACGGCACTACGACAAACGCGAACGTGACCCGTACGGCAACAAGCTGCCAAGCGCATTTAGCTTGCTGTGGAAGAAGCTGACCGGGCAGAAGCACGCTAAAGTTAAGCGGTGCGCTGCGAGCGAAAGGAGATAACCTATAATGGAAAAATTTAAAATAGGCGATAAAGCTATAATTGTCCACTCAGGAAACGTATACGGCAATTACAACGATTTTTATAACGAGCATAAAACAAACGAGTGCTTCCCGTTTAAGGGATACCGACGCGGTCAAGCCAATAACGGTACAGAAGGCGTGATAATGGCATTCGCAAAACACCCCAACAATGGCAGAATGCTCTATCTGCTAAACAGTGAAAGCGACAATGAGTGCATCATTATAAGCGAATCTGGGATTGAGTCTGTAACCGGAAGCGAGATAAATTATAATGGATAACCCCGAATTAACAGCATCTATACAGGCAGAGCTTATCTCCCGTCAGCGACACGTAATCGCAGCACTCCGCCGCGAAAATGAGCAGCTCAACTCCGGCATGGCAAAACTGTCAAAGATTCTGACCATCGCATTACAGGACAGCGGCGCTTCACTCGTCGTAAGCCGGGAGCGATATAACGAAACGGTACCGAATTTTACGCTCGGCGAAAACATCGGCGGCGACACATTGGTCTATTACAGGAGGGTAAATTAATGAATAAATTCAAGGTAGGAGATAAGCCGCGAATCAGATCTGATTTAAAAAGTTATGTAAAATATGGCGAATACACCGCCGTACCAGGAATGCAAGCTTTGTGGAGGGGGATGGTGCTTGCCATAACCGAAGTTATTGAAGACGGATATCGTTTAAACAATTTATGGTACGTCTGGACGGACAAAATGTTTGAAGCCGTTGCGTCCGGCGAACACCGCAAACCTGAACCGCCGAAGCCCGAACCGATAATGATTGGCGGCAAAGAGTTAAAAGCGGGCAGCAAGTTTATATTAAAGCCGTTCGACACTCATTACAATTTCTACATAGACACAGCAAAATGGGATAGGCTTTACGGCGAGGTACTCGAAGTTAAAAGCATAATTAATCGCGAGAACGTAGTGCGAACGGCATCCCACTCGTGGCTTATAAAATTCGCCGCCATCGACCGCATAATCGAGGTAACGCCATGAAGCGCAGCGTTGGTGACCGTGTAATCGCGGTAGACACAGAATGGATGCGTGACCGCGGGGTTACGCCGAACAGTGAGGGTATTATCCTAAGAATCGTCAGTAATTTAAAAATCGTACCGCATCTTTTTTACAGAATAGTATTCAATTTCTCCAATGGTAACAAATTAAAAGTTGTTGTGTGCGACGATTCCGATCTGCTGCCCGCCGAACCTGTAACGGAACGTGAGCCATGACATGCGATATATGCGGCAAATCGTTTACTAAAGGCTATAACGGGCGCACGGTAAATATCTGTTCTCCGCTGTGCGGCAAAGCATATTATCTCAAGACTTATTTAAACCGGCTTGAAGAACGCCGCGGCAAAGATGAAGCAAGCAACCCGATTACATATCAACAAGCAAGAGAACTTGCCGCATGGCTTTCGGTATATGTATACGGAAACGACGACGCGCAAAAACGAGCAGGACGAATTATTAAAGAATTTGTGCGGCAAGAATGGGAGGGAGCGTGAGCCTTGAAATATATATCAACAACAGTTTACAAGTGCGACCCAAGTAAAAACACCGAATGCGAAAGCAGAAATCATTGTTGTATGGGGTGCTTCGCTACCGATAATAAAAAATATTCTGTAGACGGTAAGCCTTATCACTTCGGACATAAACATAAATTATTTTTAAGGGGATATGGGCGCAGATTCAATATTAAATTTTAGGAGGGTAATATGGCAATGGTAAAAAAACTCAACCGCACCGCACAAGTCGGAGAATGGATAGAAATCACACCCGATAAAGCAGACGATAACCGTTACAGTGTTGGCGACATTTTCCGCGTAACGCATTCGTCTCATTCTACAACAGGCGATTCCGGTGTGTGCATAAATACGCCGGCCGAACAAGACGTGTTTGTATTCAACTATGAATATGTTGTTTTACAACGCCGAAAAATCACACCCGCGGCAATTTCAGCCATGGCATGGCTGTTTGTAACGCTTGTCGGCATGATAATTGTGCTGCTGTTGGGTAAATGGATATGAATAACGAAGCAGTCGCTTTTCGCCAAGAGTATGAGCGACTTAAATCCATAGCGCAGGCGGCACCGGCACCGGCACCGAAGCGCCGCAAACACTATCATCTGACCGCAAGCGAAACCGTGCGTCGCGACGAGATGACCGCAGCAGGCGATTCCGTAAAACTGATTGCCTATAGGTTGGGCGTGACGGTACATGCGATATATAATGTGCGATACAGAAAAGCGAAGAAGGCGAAAAATGTCGCTGATTGAGCTGAAATACGGCGACAATGGCGTATACGAATATGACCGCGAAGCCGTGGCAATAAAGCGGTTGCAAATGTTTGAGCCGATAGCATTATCACTTTCGCCGGACGGATATTATCTCGCGGATTCGGGCGGCAAGGATAGTGGCGTTATAAAGCGGATTGCCGAGAAGTCGGGCGTTAAGTTTGAAATCGTGCATAACCATACAGGATTAGACCATCCCGAAACGGTATATTTTGTGAGGCGTGAGAAACTGCGTTATGAAGCAGCAGGCATTAAATATACGATATCAATGTCGGAACTGTCACCGTGGGCGTTAATGCGAAAAAATAAGATGCCTCCTACGCGGATAGCGCGATACTGCTGCAGGTACTTGAAAGAGCGCGGCGAAGGTAACACACACCCGACCGTTAAACCATTAAAGCTGATTGAATATCTGATTAATTTAGTCACACCGCCTAATGGTACAACACTTGACCCGTTTATCGGAAGTGGTACATCAGCAATCGCGGCAACCAACACGGGGCATAATTGCATAGGCTTTGAATCAGATGAAACAAATTACGGCATAGCGACTAAACGGGTATGCGACGTAATGCCACAGATGAAACTATTATGAACGGCGGTGCATCATGACCCGGCATAGCAAAAGCCCGCAACGTTACAGCGTCACGGGCGGCATAGGAAAGTAATTAACGATAGTGTAGCAGAATTAAATGTAAATGTCAAGGAGGCATAAAATGGGACAGGCTGAAACCGAACAAAAGCTGCTCGAGCTCGCGCGATTAATGCGCGACGTGTACCGCCAATATGCGGGCAACGTGCAATATTTAGAGTTTTTCATGGTGAACGGAAACATACATATTTACAACGCTTACTGGGACCGCGAAAAGGGTACGCCGATAAACGTGGACGAATCGGAGGCGCAAAATGCCGGAGATTAACGACCACCCCGATATCACCGCCGCTATAAGGACAGGCTATCCGCGCGGCAAGCAACCAAAGACGCACCGCTGTCCTGTATGTGGGGAGGAAATCGACGCAGGTACGACGCTATATATAAACTGGGCTAATGAGATTGTCGGGTGCAGCGATTGTCTGCTCTCGGTGGATGCAGAAGAACACTTTAACGATAATTAAAAATTATAAGGAGAGATTTAAAAATGGAACTGATTTTAAGCACCGATTTAACGGCATTGCAGCCGATCGAATTTAACTATGACGCACTTCGCGCCGCACTCGACGCAAAACTTGAAAAATATCGCAACCTCATAATTGAGGATGCGGACATACCTGATGCTAAAAAAGACCGTGCAGACCTCAATAAACTCACAGACAGCATTAATGCGGAGCGCATCCGGATTAAGAAGCAATACCTTGAACCCTATGATAAGTTTGAATCAAAACTCAAAGAACTTACCGGCATGATAAGTAAGCCTGCCGGCGAAATCGACAGCAAGATTAAGGAATTTGAAACGCGGTTAAAAAAAGAAAAACGCGCCGCGATCGAACGTTTTTACAAAGACAACGTAAAAGATTTGTCCGGTATGTTGACACTTGAAAAGATATACAACCCCAAATGGGATAATGCCGGTACAAAATTGATGGACGTAACGCAGGAAATCATGGCGTCGTTCGAGCGCGTTCAAAGTGATCTCGACACGATAAAATCAATGACGCTCAAACACGAAACAGCCGTTCTCGGCAAATACATCGAAACGTTAAATCTCGGTGAGGCAATAAAGGAAAATTCCCGGCTCCTTGCAATTGAAACCGCCGCCGCAGAGAGAGAAGCGGAAAAGGTAATTACACCGCCGGCTCCGGTACAACGCCCCGTTGAGGCGTATACCGCGCCCGCGATACTCGAAAAGGTTGAGGAAGCGCAGGAAGCACAGCCCGTTATTCCGCAAAAAACCGCAACGCCTGATATCGTTATTCCTGCTGTAGCAGAAGAATTAATTACAGTTGATATCCGCGTGAAAGGCACACAGAGTCAACTCGAAAAGCTCATTGAGTTTCTTGCAGAAAGCAAAATAGAATATGGGGAAGTCCCCGGAATAGAGGCAGTATAAATGGGTATGTTTACAAAAGCAGTACGTCAAAAAGCAAAACTCCGCCTTGCCCTAACCGGCGTTTCCGGAGGCGGCAAAACGCTCGGCGCGTTATATATCGCTTACGGTTTAACCGGCGATTGGAACAAAATCGCACTTATTGATACGGAACATGAACGCGCAAAGTTTTACGAAAACCGTCCTGACCTTGGCACGGGAGAGTTTTGGCACGTATCAATGACACCACCTTATTCTCCGGCGAAGTACAAGCAGTATGTAGCAGAAGGTGCAGAACTTGTCGGGCCCGACGGGGTAGTGATAGTAGACAGTTTCTCTCACGCATGGGCGAACGAGGGCGGTGTGCTTGAAATCAAAGACAAAATATCAGCGCAAGCCGGGAAAAACAGTTACACCGCTTGGGGCGAAGCCGGGAAAGAGCAAAACTCGCTTGTCAACACAATATTATCCGTAAACTGTCACACGATAGTCACAATGCGGTCGAAGATGTCATATGCGCTTGAAGTAAACGATAAGGGCAAGCAGGTACCGGTTAAACTCGGTCTTGCACCGATACAGCGTGATGATACCGAATACGAATTTGATATTGTCCTTGACATAGCGCGAAGTCACGTTGCGGCAGCAAGCAAGGACACGACATTCCTTGATAAGTATGGCGAAATAATCACCCCCGAGCTTGGACGGCAACTCCGCGCATGGCTCGATGATGCCGCAGAAGTTACTCCAAAAGCAGAGCAAAAAGAAGAACCGATTCAGAAAGATCAGCCTAAAATGGATATGGGTTCAAAAGCGTCAGCAGAGCAAGCAACATATCTGCGCAAAACCTACACAGGAAGCAACATGACCCAGCTTCTTACCGCAAATTCTATCACGCGGCTCGAAGATATTCCGTATGTAAAAGCAGCTGCGATTATCGCAGAAATAGAAGCAAAACGCGCAATTAAAGCGGCGGCAACAGAACCGGCAAAACCGTCGGAAGCAGAACCCCCCGTTGAGGAAGATAAGCAGGGCAAGGAGTTTGACTTCTTTAAAAAAGCAACGACATGAAATGCAGAATCAACCGTGTTGACATAGGACTTGACCGTGATGCAACCCTCACGTTTACAACCGCGGACAAGCCCGCCCTTAGGGGCGTATGGGACGATTTCAAAGACGTTGATATAGATGTGACGGTAAAGAAATATCGCGTCAAGCGAAGTCTAAATGCCAATGCAGCGTGTTGGCTGATGTTGGGGAGAATAGCAACTGTTCTTCGGACGACAAAAGACGAAGTTTACTTCAAGATGCTCAAGCGGTACGGTGTATTCGTTGACTTGATGGTACAGCCGGAAGCGGTAGTAAAATTCACGCAGGCAAATCCAACCTCGGAGATTGTTGGCAATGTAACAGCCGCAGGGCAAACGGGCGTTCAAATACGATTATATTACGGCAGCTCAACGTATAACACACAAGAGTTTTCGGTGTTGCTCGACGGTGTAATATCCGAAGCGGCAGAAATGGGTATAGAGTTTATATCCGAAGACGAAAAGAACCTGCTATTGCAGGAATGGGGGCATTAAAATGCAAACAAAACTTTACGACATAAAAGAATGGTGTAATCTTGGATTTGAACCGGAAGATTATCCGTATATAGGCACGATAAATGGAGAGGTCAATCTTCACGAAGTCATTAAAATAGGCAGTCGGTGTTATATACCGTGCGCGGTTAATCCTAATAAGCATACAGCTGGTGTTCGTATATCTAACGTCATAGTAAAACCCGCCGAGGAAACATTTGGAAACAAAATAGTATGTCCGTATTGCGGATATGATGATATTGATTCGTTTGAGTGCGGCGCGGACGAAGATATAATTGAGTGCGGAAGGTGCGGAGCAACAATCGAATACACGCGAGAAGTAACTGTCGAATATGTCACGAATGGTAAGAAGCCGCCGGTTATTAAAAAACGCGAATTTGTAAAGGAAACCGAATGAAAAGCCTGTTAACTGATAACGACGGCAAATGTTACATATGCGGATCTTCGCAATGGCTGGAAACTCATCATATATTTTTTGGCCCGAAACGGAATGTAAGCGAGAAGAACGGTTTTAAAGTGCCGCTTTGCCGCAAATGTCACACAGGAACCGGAGACGGACAGCACCCGCCGGGAGTACATTTCAACATAGCACTCGATAAAAAATTAAAGGCGATATGCCAAAAGGAATATGAGCGGACACATTCACACGACGAATTTATGAACAGGATCGGGAGGAATTATTTATAATGGCAAGTTTAAATAAGGTTATATTAATCGGTCACATGGTGGCGGATCCGGAGCTAAAGCAAACGCAGACGGGTGTGTCGGTATGCTCGTTCAGAATAGGCATACAGCGCAAGTTTAAGGGCGCGGACGGTAAGTATGCATCTGATTTTATCGATATCGTTACATGGCGACAGACGGCGGAGTTTGTTACTAAATACTTTAATAAAGGAAAATCCATCTGTGTTGTGGGTTCTCTCCAACAACGGTCGTGGACTGATCAGCAAGGGCAGAAACGCTATTCGGTAGAAGTTATCGCAGATGAAGTGAGCTTCGTTGACAAGTCAGAAACGGGCAAAGCAGAAGAAGCACCAGCCGAACAGAGTAATCCGCCGCAGCAACAGCCGCAACAGCCGCAATTTGAAGAATTTGACTCAGATTTAGATCTCCCGTTTTAGGAGGCATAAATGTCTGATAAAAAATCGTTTATTTTATACGGAGATTTAGCTGATGTATTCAACGCATTATCAAACGACGAAGCGGGAGAACTTATCAAGGCGGTATTTACATATGTAAACGGTAGCGAACCGCCTCCCCTTAACGGGGGCGCAATGATAGCTTTTATAATTATCAAGGGGCAACTTAACAGGGATAATGTAAAGTATGAGACCAAATGTGAGCGGAACAGGGTCAACGGTAGGGCTGGCGGCAGGCCTCCAGTTAAAACAGAAATTAAAGAGGAACCCATAATAACCGAACGGTTAATTCAAGAACCCATAATAACCGAACGGTTAATTCAAGAACCCAAAGAAGCCGATAAAGATACTGATAAAGATAAAGATACTGATAAAGATAAAGATACTGATAAAGATAAAGATATTAAGGGCAAGACCGCACCCGCTCGTAAAACAAAATACGGTACTTACGAAAATGTTAAACTAACCGACGACGATTTATCCAAGCTTCAAGCGGAATTTACAGATTGGGAAATCCGGATAGAACGGTTAAGCGAATACATAGCATCAAAAGGCGACAAATACAAGAACCACTTAGCGGTTATCCGATCGTGGGCTAAGAAGGACGCAACGGAACCCAATAATGCAAAGTCATATACTCCGCAATATAATGTCAACCCGTTTCTGCAAATGTTGAAAGAGGAGGAGGCAAAAAATGAATAAAGTCGATACAATAAAAATCATGGCAATATTAAAGGCATCATATCCAGCGTTTTATGGCAAGATTCCCCCGGATGAATATGCCGGCATTGTATCTGTGTGGCAAGACGCTTTTATTGAATCCCCGTATGAACTTGTAGCCTTGGCGGTAAAGTCATTAATTAAAACTCATAGCGGATATCCTCCCGACATAGCAACAATTAACACGGAACTAAAAAATCTTATAAGCGCAGCAAACGGCGAACCTACCGACGAGGAGCTGTGGAATATCTATAAAAAAGCGGTTCAGAACAGCGGTTACTGCGAAAACGAAACTTTTGAAAAACTTCCTTCGATATTGCAAAAATATTGTGGAACGGCGAAAACCCTGTATGAGCACGCAATGATGTCACTTGAGATATTTAATTCAGTGTTACACGGCCAGTTTTTAAAGCAATTGCCGGCAATGCGGCAAAGGCAGGAATACCATGACAGTTTACCCGAACATATGAAAATTATGATATCAGGTATGTCGAAGCGAATGGAGTTACCGGCAGCAGAACAGCCAGCGACACCTCAGGCACTTAACGAAAAGCGCAACAAAATAATTGAGCAGCTGGTGGAACCAATAATGCAAGCAGAACCGATTCCTAAATCCGAATACATCCAGATAAGCGCAGAGGAAAAAGAAAAGCGGAAACAAGAGATATTAAATAAATTAAAGTGAAGAAATTGAGTATTCAGGAGGTGCCATGAAAACCATACCAAAAAGCATACAGCTGAACAAAGTTAAGGCGCTCACGCTTTCAGAATCAGCTGAACAGTCATTGTTATTTAAGTGGGCGGAATGGAACCATCAAGCATACCCCGAACTCTTTCTGCTGCATCATATCCCCAACGGCGGTCGGCGCGACATTGTTACAGCAACACATCTCAAAGCAGAAGGTGTCAAGGCAGGCGTACCGGATATATGCCTGCCGGTGGCGAGATTCAAGTGGCACGGGCTGTATATCGAAATGAAAGTCGGAGATAACAAGCCGTCAGACAATCAACTGGATTGGATCGATAAATTAAGGCGCCAGGGTTATAAAGTAAACGTCTGCTACGGGTGGGAACAGGCATCGGAAGTAATAATGGCATATCTCAAAAGCGATCAGAATTGAAAGTGAGGATAAATAAAAATGAACTATACAAAAGCGCAAATAAAACAGGCGATGTATTTGTTGCTTGACGACGCTCTGCCAAACATAATATGCGAATTAATCAAAAAACGCGGTAATTACTTATGCGACAGGTGCGACGATTGCATGTTTGAGCAGTACATTAAGAAAGCCAAATCCGGAGTAAAGTGTAAAAAAGACATATCGGAGGCGGCAATATGAAACCGATTTATATACCATCCGGTAAAGCAAAAGAATACGGCGATTATGCGATCAATATCTATACAGGCTGTCCGCACCGCTGCTATTATTGCTTTGCTCCGAGCGTATTGCATAAAAACCGCATAGCCTTCCATGGTTGCGTCGAGCCGCGTGTAGGCATTATAGAGGCAGTAAAGCTGCAACTCGACAAAGAGCAGATAACCGATAAAATGATACATCTGTGTTTCACGTGTGACCCGTACCCGGCGGGATATAACAGTTCGGCAACGCGCGAGATAATCAAACTATTAAAGGCAACGGGCAATCACGTTCAGATACTTACTAAAGGCAGAGACGCAGAGCGTGACTTTGACCTGCTTGACGGCGGTGATTGGTTCGGCGTGACAATATCGTGTAACACGGAAATGGCTATTAAAGCAGAGCCGTATGCGACAACTCCATTTGTAAGGCTTCTGCTGCTTCAAAAAGCGCATGACCGAGGTATAAAAACATGGTTATCCTGCGAACCTGTGCTTGAACCGGAGGCAATATTTAAACTGATTACGGATTACGGCGACGCATACGACCGTATAAAGATAGGTAAAATGAATTACCATCCGTCAGATATAAACCGGAAAGAGTTCGGACGCGAAGCTGAACGGTTGTGTATCGAATATCACCGCGATTATTACATCAAGGACAGCCTACGGGCGGAGATGGAGGCTACATCATGACCGATGATACAAAACTTATCAGTAAGCTCAAGCGCAAAATTGTTGCGCTGCAAGCGATTATAAACGCTTACAGGCAGGCGGAGGCGGCACGGAACAACCGCAAACCACTCGTCTATGTTGCACAACCGTTCGGGGGCAAACAGGAAAATTTTATCCGGGCAGAACGCACGTTAATACAGTGCGTGGAGACATACCCGCAATATGATTTTATCAGCCCGATTATCGCATACGGATTCTGTTACAATGTGTATTCATACGAGACAGGAATCAATCAGTGCCTGGCATTGCTTTCAAGATGCGACGCACTGTGGATATATAACACAGGAGAGCCGAGCAAAGGAGTGGCGATCGAGCGTGAGTGGGCAATCACACATAACATGACAATAAAGGAGATTACAGAATGAGTGAAGTATTGAAAGACAGCGGAAGCAGAAGGATATTCGAAAGTGGCGCACACCGGGATATGGCCGAGGGCAAGGGTGACATGTTCAGCTTACCGGCAGCGGCAATGCTCCGCATATCAAAACACTATGAGCTTGGGGCGAAAAAATATACACGACTTAATTATCAAAAAGGCGTTCCGGTATCATCGTTCATGGATTCGGCTTTACGGCACTTATTCAAGTATCTTGACGGATGGGATGATGAAGACCATTTAGCGGCGGCAGGTTTTAACGTCTTGGGTGCAATGCAGATGGAGGCGCGCAACCCAGATATGCAGGACATTGAAGCAAGGCAAGGCAAAAATACATATGCATATGAGGCAGCGATTACGGCGCAGAGCGCACCGGACGAGCCTGTAAGTGAGCCAAAGCCGCCTCTCCGCAAAGTCGTGCGGTTAGCAAACAAAGGCGAATGGATTCAAATAATTGATAATCCATACACAAACGAAACGTATCGGCCGGGGGATATACTGCAAGTTGTAAGGGTCTGCCCTGATGGCGTAGACGGTAATTGGTATGAACACATTCACGTGCATGAGCATCCCGATAGGCATATCATGGCATATGAATACGTTGTGCTTGAGGGTTACGTTCCGCCCGAGCCCGTTACCGTACGTGAGGTGACGCCATGAATACCATCGACATTATATCAGATCTCGCTGCTGGCTATAAGAACCGCTACATCATCGACGACTTACAGGAGAAGTATAAGTTATCATACACAACGATTATCGAAACCGTCGGCAACACCGCCGCGTACCGGAAGCATTGCAATTATTATGCGCATGATCCGGCAGACCGCAGGATATGGGATAAAAATCAATTGGATAGATTAGCCGAAATGTATAACGCGAATATTTCATACGAGGCAATGGCAGACGCGTTCGAAACGTCGATGGGTGCAATAAATTATCATATTATAAAAATGCGAGCAAGCGGGAAATACGCGTTACGGGACAAGATTGAAACGGGAAAGTACAGGAGGGCGGTAAAATCGTGTTAGATATATTAAAGTTTATATTTTCATCGTTTTGGATATGGTTCGGTTTTACGATATTGTTTTCAACTGCATTAGAAATTACTGTAAAAGGTATTATATGTATAATGGCGGTTATCAAGTGCAAAGGTGATATGACTATTAGTGAAAGCAAAATTATAGAGCATCCGAAAAGCGAGGACGGTGAATAAATGCGCTACATAGAGTTATCGAAATATGTTGCATTCCAATATAAAAGTAACTGCCGCGAGTTGCAGAGCCTCACACACGACGATAGACCGCCCGTGCCGGCTGTTGGCTATACAAAGGGTAGAATCAGTAAGCCTGTAGAAGCGGAGGTTATGAGGCTACTCACGGACGAGCGTATACGGTATCTATTACAGGCGACGCAAGCTGTTGAATATGCGCTTGCAATGGTAATGCGTAAACCGCAAGGGGAGGAAACAGTACGGATATTTGAAATGGTGTATCGGGATGGAACACATAGACTGTACGGGGCTGCCATGGAGCTACATATATCCGAGCCAACAGTATGGAGGTATAATAGCTATTTGCTTCGTATGATAGCAATTCGTATGGGTTACATGCCAGTTAAAGACACGGTATGAATAAAGTTGATAGATTGGAGGGGGTATAGTATGATATAATAGTGTTAGTAGATTTTTGCAAAGTTTAAACGGGATAGTTCGACGGAACGAAAAGGCATTTACCCTGAATGCCTTCCCATTTCTTATAATAACAGGGATGCGCGGAAGGGAGTGCAATATGTATCAAGAAGCCATTGACGATGGAATAAGGTCTGAAAGGTATAACCGCAACACGACCTACTTCCCTTTATGTTGTATCTGCGGGGAAGAAATAATGTCGATTAGTTACATACGGAACAATCAGTATACTTGCAAAAAGTGTAGAGAAGCAAACTATTTTAAAGATAAGCAAAGCAGGGTAGACCTTGGTCACGAGGCAAAAGAGCGTAAACTTACAAACGCAATAAAGAGAATAGAAAACCTATACTTCAATGCAAGCCAATATACCGAAGCAATTGAAAAGGTACACGAAAAGTTACATACAGACAAATGGTTTCAAAGCACAGAAGAGATTATGGCTGCACTTGAGCTGTTAAGAAGAAAAATAAAAACAAGACATCAGGTACAGTTTGGTAAATACACGGCAGATTTTGTGTTACCAGAGAAAAAGGTAGTTCTTGAAATTGACGGAGTTACGTATCACACAGAGCGCACGATAGATAAAGAAATATTACGAGATGAACTTATTGTGCTGTCATTAGGGGCAGAATGGGAAGTGATTCGCATTACTGATGTTTTAATAAATCAAAACCTTCAGATGCTTGTTAAAGCAATTACGGAAGTCAAAAAAGAGCGGCAGAAGTTGCGTGCAAAAAATCAAGGTAAATTACCTGAATGGTATAGCAATCGAGAACGCGTAAAAACATTAGCATAGTATTTATGCAATCAGGTATGACGCAGGCAATAAGTCAGCGTCAGGGTAACAGTATATCGCAACATGGCAAAGGGTGGGTGCCGCGATATTATATTAAGGCGGGTGATCTTATTTGAGATGATAGTAATATATATGGCATATCAGCTTTAAGACAGCAATAGAAAAGCCGAGTGATTTACGGCTTTAAAAAAAGAAAGCGAGCCGACCTTTACCGGCGCGCTTTTTATATTTGTATTATAACGATTATATAGATTAACAAAGGAGGCGGCATAATGCCCCAAGACAATCTCACTGATAAGCAAGAAAAATTCGCGCAATGTGTCGCTTCCGGGTCAGAACTGTCTGCCGCATATAGGGCGGCGTATAGTTGTGACGGCATGAGCGATAAAGCGATATGGGTAGAGGCAAGTAAGAGGCGAAAACATCCTAAGGTTTCCCTAAGGATAGCAGAATTACGTGCCGAGAACGAATCGCAGGAGATATGGACACGCCGTAACATCATGGAACGGCTTGAACGTATCGCGGAAGAAGCAAAGCAGGCTACATCAAAACCAATACTCGATGGCAACGGTAATGTAGTCGGCGCACAAATGGATCCCGCCGCCGCCAATGTGGAATTAAAAGCAACGGAGCAGGCGTCAAAGATACTCGGCTTATATGAACAAAAGATTAATGCCCGCGTTACATTACAATCCATTGAAGAATACCTAAAGACGGTCGACGCCGATGAAAATACATAATGCCAAGCAATACATCGAAGCGTTTCTAAAAATCAAAACCAAAACGGGCGAGGTCGTGCCGTTCAAGTTAAACGCGGCGCAATTAAAACTATACAGCATCATACAGGCGCAGAAAGCAGCGCATAAGCCAATACGCATAATCATATTAAAAGCGCGTCAGCTCGGCTTCTCAACGCTCACAGAGGCGCTACTGTTTCATTCGTCTGCAACGCACACGGGTATCAATTCGCTCGTTGTAGCACACACAGATGAATCTACATCAAATCTGTTTACAATGTCAAAATTATATTATGAGAATCTGCCCGAACCGGTGCGCCCAATGAAAAAGGCGTCGAATGCGCAGGAATTATTATTTGAGAATCCAACGCGTGACCCGACTGAAAAGGAGCTATACCCTGGACTGCGTTCGCGCATTCGCTGTTCAACCGCAGGCGGCAAAGGTATCGGACGTTCCGCGACGTTGACGAATGTGCATTTATCGGAATATGCATTTTGGCCCGGAGATAAAGGCGCGACATTACTCGGCATATTACAGGCAGTACCAAAACTGCCCGGTACCTCGGTATATATCGAATCAACCGCAAACGGCTATGATGCATTCAAAGAAAGATGGGATGCGGCGGTCAAAGGCGAATCGGATTACATACCCGTATTCTTTGCGTGGTTTGAGAATCCCGAATACCGCATGAAAGTTGAGGATGACACCGTATGGACGGAGATTGAAACAGATCTACAGCAGCGTTATTCACTTGACGATGAACAACTAATGTGGCGGCGCTCCTGCATCCGCAATGAGTGTGGTGGCAATCTTGATATGTTCAAACAGGAATATCCGGCCTGTGCGGATGAAGCATTCCTAACGTCAGGCAGCGCGGTATTCGACAATGAGATTATTATAAGGCGGCGCGGAGAGGTCACAGCTCCAAAGCTCCGCGGTGAGTTCGTATATGATTATGACGGACTCGAAATATCGAATATCCGATTTGAGCCGCGCGATAATGGATTGGTTTCGATATACGAAGAACCGAAGCAATATTACCCATATGTTATAGGCGGAGATACAGCGGGCGACGGGTCAGATTATTTTTTAGGTCAGGTAATCGACAATACGACCGGACACCAGGTTGCGACGCTGCGCCATCAATTCGACGAAGATTTATATGCGTGGCAGATATACTGCCTCGGCCGGTATTACAATGACGCGCTTATAGGCATAGAGGTAAACTATTCATCCTACCCGATAAAGGAACTTGAACGTCTGCGATATCCGCGTATGTATGTACGGCAAGCGGAGGACACATTCACGCACAAGATGAAAGACGCGTTCGGGTTCTTGACTTCACAAACAACACGTCCGGTAATTATTGCAGCGCTCGTCGGAATTATGCGCGATACGCCGCAGACTGTCGTTGACTTTACAACGCTGGGCGAAATGCTGACGTTCATCTATAACGAGCACCGGCGTCCGGAAGCAATGAGCGACGAACACGATGACTGCGTAATGTCATTAGCGATAGCGCATTATATACGCCCGCAGATGACATACACGGCGACGCTGCCCGAACCGAAGCGGGTCAAGTGGGAGGCGGATATGTGGGAAGATTATAACGGCAGCACACCGGCGATACAAAAATTATTAATTGAGAGATGGGGGAACCCGCGAAATGAACGAAGTTAACGAAGGAAACCTGTTATACCTTTATATGAAAAGAGCGGCGGCGTTTCAAGGCGTTGGCATACGCGAGTTAGATTCTAACACGGTGCTATCATTACAATTTCGAGTGATGGACGCGGTTAAAAACGACAACGTATCATGCTCTGATGCAATAGAAGCGAGTGCGATAGAGGATGAAGTTAACGCATATTTTCACTGTGTTTCTGAACCCGCGCGTCCTAAAGGAATAATGCCGCGTTACGTATGGGAAGAGAAGCGCATGAACGTTATTCGAGAAGCCGTTAACAGATTTGCAGATGCCGGTCAAAGTCTCAACGTACCCGAAGAGTGGCTTACAGAGTATTATGAATTGTATCGACGGGGGAAAACATGAAAACGATATTGTGCAGAAACTATGACGAGCCATTGCAACCGTTGATGATGGTTGATGCCAACATGATAAAAGTAGTCAGCACAAGTGAAAAGGTATTTGAAAATATCACTGAATTGCACTACGTTGCGGCGGGGATTAACGGTGAAGTGGTGCGCATATCTCCGTATTGCGAAGATAAGCGAGACGCAAATAACATAATACGCAAAATATATTCGTCGGGGAAATACGACGAAAGGGGGCGACGCTATCAATGAATAAACAGCAATCCCGCGAACGCCTTGACTTATGGCAGACGCGCTTATCAACGCAGGAATCCGCGTACAGCGGCATTCTTGAATCAATGGAGAACCGTGAAGCGCTATACAAAGGCAGCCGTACCCTCACCGCTCTTGTTACAGGCGACACAAAAACCGAAGCGGTACACGTTCGTAACATCATAGCCGAGTGTATCGAAGCGCAGGTTGACGCAAATGTACCGCAACCGAAAGTCACAGCCTGCCGCAAAGAGGATGAACCACTTGCCGATATCATAGAATCCATGCTCCGTAATGAGCTTGACCGTATGCCGTTTGAAGTTATGAATGACATGATGGCACGTACCGTTCCTATCCAAGGCGCGGGCTATTGGCTATGCGAATGGGACAATACAATGCGCACCCATGTTACTGTAGGCGATATGGTAGTCTCTACACTACACCCCAAGCAAGTTATACCGCAGGATGGCGTATATGACCGCATAGAGGATATGGACTACATCATTATCAAAATGCCGCAGACAAAAGAATACATCGAACACAGGTACGGCGTGAGTGTCGAGGATGAATCTGAATCTGAACCGGAGGCCAAAGGTACAGACGACGAAGCCGAGAACTGCGCCGATATGGTGACGCAGTATGTGGCGTATTACAGGAATGATAAAGGCGGCATAGGCTTATATTCATGGGTTAATGATACAGAGTTGGAGGACTTAGAGGACTATCAAGCAAGGCGGTTACGCAGATGTACAAAATGCGGAGCTGCCGAGCCAAGTGGCGTTGAACCTATAGGCGAACAGACGCTTGACGGTACGAAGCCTACAGATACGCTTACGGGCGAGTTACCCGATGATGTGGCATTACCCTCCGATACGGCGTCCGTGCAAACCAAGCATAGTGGCGCGTGTGTGTATTGCGGTAACACAGACTTTAAAGAAACCGAGGAAAAATATGAAGAAATATATGCTCCGATAACACGTTCGTTCGGCGAACCCATTCCCGGCGGTGACCCCGCAACCGGCGAACCGACGCGCATACCGTATTATAAGCCCGATATGTACCCCGTAATATTGCAGCGTAACGTATCGGTATTCGGTCAGCTATTGGGCGAATCAGATGTTGATAAGATATCAGATCAACAGAATACGACCAATATTATGCACGGTAACATAATTGATAAGCTGCTTGAAAGCGGTTCGTTTGCGGTATTGCCGAATAAAGCCACAATCAAAACGGATCCGAAGCGTAAAAAAGTCTTTTATTCCGACAACCCTGCCGATCTGAATTACTTCAAATCATTTTCAATGGACGAAGATATATCACAGGATATACTATACCTTGAACAAGTCTACCAAGAAGCACGTCAGATTATAGGCATTACAGACAGTATGCAGGGACGCAAAGACCCGACAGCTACATCCGGCAAAGCGAAGGAGTTCTCCGCGGCACAGTCGGCAGGGCGGCTTGAATCGAAGCGCGTTATGAAAGATGCGGCGTTCGCTGCATTGTTTGAGGCAATGTTCAAGTTTAAATTAGCCTATGCCGATGAAGCGCGTCCGGTCGTGTCACAGGATATTCACGGCAATGCACAGTATCAGGAGTTTAACCGATATGATTTTCTCGCACAGGATGATGCGGGTGAGTGGTATTGGAATGATAGATTCTTATTCTCCAGTGATACGTCGTCTCCGCTCGCGTCGAACCGTGAGGCAATGTGGCAGGAGACAAGGCTCAACCTCACATCGGGCGCGTTTGGTGATCCGACGCAGATACAGACACAGTTGTTATTCTGGACGATTATGGAGCAGTTACATTACCCGGTAAGCGGTCAGGTTAAAGCTTATTTAGAGGATATGGCGCAGCAACAAGCCGCCGCGCAGCAACAGCAGATGCAGGCGCAACAGCAAATGCAGCAGCAACAGGCTCAGATGCAGCAGGAGCAGGGCGCGCAGGCACAGCAACAGCAGTCAGGCGCAAACGATATGCAACAGCAGAAAGCCGTGCTTGATACGAAGCGGCAGGCAAAGGAAGATGCACTAAAGGCGGCAGAAACCTCAATGAAGCGACAAAGCATGGCGGTTGAGCTACGGCAGAAAGAGAAGTTATGATAACTATACGGATTAACAATCTTGACTATAAGATTATATTCACCGAACCCGACAATGGCAATCTTTGCGTTGACAGCGTGTGGAGATGTGGCTCGTGTTGCATGGCAGGCGGAATGATATACATTGATAACGCACTGTCAGATGAAGTAACACGCAGGACGTTGATTCACGAAATCACTCATGCATATATTTACGCTTACGGTCACGCAAAGCGCGGTGAATATCAAGATGAAGATTTATGTGAGTTTGTTTCCGCTTTTGGCGGCGCGATAATCGGCGACGCAGAAGCGGCAATGAAACATTACGGGAAGGTTGTCAATACCGCAGGCAGCGGTAATATTACTACAGGAACGTTGAATGCTAAAAGATTAGCATTTGACGATAATATAACATCTCCTTGCGACATGAGCGGTATTACATTAATATAACATAATTCGGCACAGCTGAGAAAGAAGGGTAAAATGAACGATAAAGATATGGTATATGTATCTCGGAGAGCAAAAGCCGGTGAAGATATTAAAATATTTTCCACGGACTCGCGCAGAAAATATGATGGCAGCAAGTATATCGGCAAGAGGTATGTCGTAACAAATACCGATCCGATTGATGATTTTTTTACAGATAAAGATGCCATTATTGTAAGAACACAAAATGATATTAAGCGTTTTTATGATTCTGAATATATGGTATTATGTGAGAGAAGTTTAGCTTAACAAAGTAACAAACGCTTTATAGGGTACTATGTCCGCGAAACCTATATGGCGCATTAAATAGATATCTCAGTCTACTTTGAAAGGGGGTGACATACATGGCAAAAGAATACGTCGGCAAAATCAAGAACACCGGCACACAGGTAATCGAAGCACCGAACAAAATGCCTACATCGAAAGGTGGCGGCAAGGTGCAGAAAGGCAAAGACTTACGCGTTAAGGGCTAATTAGTAGCCCTTTTCTATTGCATACCACCGCATGGGATAGCGTAAAAATCCAAACCGATACTTCGCAGGCAATAGCGTAAAAATCCAAGGAGACCTATATGGCAGATATTATTACATCGGGTACAGGCGTAAAAGTGCAGGAAGCCGCCGCTCCCGTGACCGATACAGATATTAATGTTACAGGCGCAGATATTGACGGCGACGAAGCGTTTGACGATGCAGACGAGCAGAGTGACGACGAATATGTCGAGGGAGGCGAAGGTGAATTAGATACCGAGTCCGCAACGTCACCTGTAAATACACAGACCGCAAAGACTGCACCCGACCAGAACGCCGTCTATGCCGATATACGTCGCAAAGCTGAAACTGAAGCGCGTATCAAAGCGACGCAGGAAGCTCAGCGTTCGGCAGCCGTCGAGATTGATACGGCGTTCGCTGATATGGGATTGACAGACCCGTACACAAATAAGCTTATCACAACCAAGGCGGAGTATACCGCATATAAATCGCGTCATAACTCCGAACTTATAGGCACAGAGCTCAACAAAGCGGGTATCAGCCGCGAAGCAATGGACGCATTGATTGACAGCCATCCCGCAGTACAGCAGGCGAAACAGGCGGCGACAGCCTACGAAGCCGCTCAGCGCCAGGCACAGGACGGAGCGGCTAAAGTACAGCTTGACGAGCAGCTCAAAGAGATCTCCGCACTTGATCCGGCAATAAAATCTGTTGACGACCTTGCAGCACAGCCGTATTACGAGCAGATACGCGGTTATGTCCGCAAAGGTTTGACAATCGTGGAGGCGTATAAACTATCCAACATGGATAATCTCACCAATAAGACAGCGTCCGCAGCGGCGCAGTCGGCATATAACAAGACAGCATCGAAAGAGCATCTTACATCATCTGCTGCACGTGGGCAGGGTGAAACGCCCATCTCAAAAGCGCAGTTGAATACTTACAGGATGCTCAACCCCAGCATGACGGATAAGCAAATCCGTGAAGACTACGCAAAATTCAAGAAAAACTATTCATAATAAATTTACAAATACGAAAGGATTTATAATATGGCTTTTTTAATTGACCACATAAAGGACGGTCACATACCTCCGTGGGAATATCTCCCTACGGCCGCCGCAACATATTTAATCGGCGACGCTTGCGTACTCGTGAGCGGCAACGCAGCAAGAGTTTCGGCCGGTGTGGGACAGGACACCGACGAGGGTCCTCATTACGTCTGTATGGCAAACCAAACAATCACTGTAGCCGGTACACTGCTTCCTTACGTAAAGGCACAGCCGGGTATTGTGTTACGCACGACCCTATCGGTTGCTGATCCCGATTTAGCGGTCGGTATCGCATATGGCATATACACCGACGGTCGTCAGTTCGACCATACCCCCGCCAAAGGTTGTTTCACTGTAGAAAAATTTGATGGCTTACTCGCAGGCAATTATGTCTACGGGCAGCTTGTATAAGGAGGATAAATTAATTGGCTAACGTAACATTTGGTTTCGGTTCGCATGTCGCGGACAGTATATTCGGTCTGTCGCAGGCACCGATTCGTTCCATAATCGAACATCGCGCAGAAGCATTCGAGAAACAGTCGATTCTGCCGTATCTGTTCAACATTGGCAAGACAAATAAAGCAATGGAGAAACTGACTTCGCTCACCGATATGGACGAATTTGATCCCGTCAACGAGAACGGCGCATATCCCGTTACCGGCTTTGAGGAAGGTTACAGCAAAATCATATCGCAAATGACATGGAAAAACAGCTTTTCAATTACTCAGGAAGCAATTGAGGATGCTGTCGCAATCGACCTCAAAAAGAAACCCGCGTCATTCACAATTGCTTACTATCGCACCCGCGAACGTTTCGGCGCACAGTTTATCGGTGAAGCGATAAAGTTATCGAGCGGCTTTACCCTTAACGGCCAGCCATTCGACACACAAACAGCAGACGCGAAAAACTTGTTTGCAACCGATCACCCGTCCAAGGTGTCCGGCGCAGTGCAGTCAAACTTATTCGCTGATGCTTTCTCTGCTGATGCACTCGCTGCAATGGAAACAGCAATGCAGAACTTCCGCGGCGATAACGACAATATCATGGCGGTCGCTCCGTCAACTATTCTCATACCCAACAGTTACGCACTTAAAAAGGCCGTATTCGCTGCTATCGGTTCCGAGAAAGACCCTGACACGGCAAATAACGGCTTTAACTATCAGTTCGGTAAGTGGCGCGTAATCGTATGGGCTGAACTCAACCGCTACATAACCGCAGGCACTTCACCGTGGATAGTCCTCGACCCCGATTATAACGAGGAATATGACGGCGCAATATGGCTTGACCGCGTACCGCTTAACGTTAAATCGGATATTGACGTTTCAACCGACGCAAACGTATGGCGCGGTCGTGCAAGATTTAACGCAGCATTCCATGACTGGCGTTTCGCGGCTGTTGGCGGTGTCGCCGGCGGTTCCGCACTCCTGTAAGGGGGTAATTGAATGGCTAAATATACACGTTTAACTAATCTCGACATAACCGGACTGATGGGAGTGGGCGGCGTAATAACCGCTCCCGCGGGGGTGGTTGGCAACATTACCGGTAACGTAACCGGTGCGATTACAGGCAATGTTACAGGGTATGCGCTCAAATCCGCAACGGTAACAGCCGTTGCAACCACAGGCGGAGCAATACCTGCAGGCGTGACACACGTCACTGTCATATCGGCGGCAGCGGCAAACATCATTATTCTGCCTACTCCGGTCGCGGGACTGAAAATTACGCTGTATGTTGGTGCGAATGGGTATGAGCTGAAAAGCTCTGCACCTGCCACAATCAGCATCAACGGTGGCGCAGGTGCGGCTGTATCAAGTTCGGTCGCGGCAAGCATGGCCGTAAAGGTCGAATGCACATCGTCGACAACCTGGATCGCATCAACCGTCACGGGTGCAGGCGTTGTTGATGTACTCGAAGTAGCGGTTTAAAACTAACACATGATAGCAGGGGAACGGGTATATGCATATCTGTTCCCCTTATTTTTATAAAGTAGGTGACACATGATAATATCCGATTTACTCGCATACGTCGACGCGGTAAAGCCGAACAGCTTCGACACGCCGACAAAAATAATATGGCTCAACGAAATCGAAGGCATGGTGCAGACCGACATAATGCTGGTCGCTTCTGCCGACATAATCGCATACGCCGCAACCGATACCACTGTGACGCTGCTCGTACCGCCTCCGCACGACAAACTTTATCGGTCGTATTTGTGCGCAATGATAGATTTTGCGAACGGCGAATACACGAAATACAATAACGCTATGCAGATGTTCAATCGGCAATACAACGAACTCGTTGAATGGTATGCGCGCGTATATAGACCCGCTGACGGCATTGCAGTATGGCAGGGTTATTATATATCCGCTTACGGTATCGCGGTCAGTCACGGGTACATAGGCGACGAGGTTGCATGGCTCACTACACTTAAAGGCGGCACGGGCGGCACGGGTGATACAGGCGATACAGGCAAATCGGCATATGATTTAGCCGTTGAAGGCGGCTATATGGGTATAGAAGCGGCGTTTAATGCGAAAATCGCAAGTGACGCTACGAAACTTGATGCAACCGATATCATCAATGACACTTTTACGGGCGGCGCGACGAGCGTGTTGAGTGCGGAAGCGGGCAAGTGGCTTGGTATGCAATTGGTAAATATTCCAAGTCAAACATATATAACTGAAAAAGCAAAAACAGTTGATATGAATGCCGCACTTACCCTACGAGACGATGCGATAGCAGCTATTGCAAGCGGTTCGCCAAAAGCAGTTTATGCGACAGTGGCGGCTTTGACCGCGGCGATACCGGCAGGAAATACAAACGTATATGTTGTTACCGCAGACGGTAACTGGTATTACTGGAACGGCACGGCATGGACGGCGGGTGGGATGTATCAGGCGACGGGAATTGCAGATAAAAGTATTAGCGGCGCAAAATTAGACGTACGTCTTAATTATGCCACTATATTGTTAAGCGATTCTCCCACTTTACCAAATTTTAATACAGCAGCTAAAACCTTAACATTCTATACGGGCACATTAGGAATACTCATTTTTGCAGTCGGCACATACTACATTGTATCTGGTGCTGATGTAGTTATTGATTTAACAGTTCCGGGCGGTAGCAGCGCAGGTATAGTTTTATTTAATATTGGCACAAACACATTCAGGACTTTGGCATATAGTTCTTTTGCGTCGGCTCTTACGGGCGAAGTTTTAATCGCAACTTTTAGATATGTTTTAAATGGGATATACAATCCTGTAATGATGTGTGAGTTTACTATTGACCAAGCGACGAGAATTGCCGATAACTCTGTTACAAATGCAAAATTAAGCGGAATAAATAACGGGAATATCAGTTTTTCTTCATATTCAAAAGATATGGTTGTAGTTAAAAGCGGGACAACCATTATAATTACAATAACAAGTATAAGCGGTATATTTATTACATTTTCTGATATGACGATAAAGTCGTTAGGACGCTATGGAAATGCGACTATCTTGACTTACCTTCCCGTCTTTGGAAATGGCATAATATGGCAAGATGGAACAAAAGAGGTTATTATAATAACAATTCCGCATAACAGTTGTTTGGTATATGATAAGAACGACAATACATTTAAAGTTGTCCTTAACACAGCAACATTAGCACATCAAACGGCGATTGCGTTTTGCCATAACGGAGAATTAAAATTCAGTCCCTTATACGAGTACGGGCAATTTTGGGACAGTAAAACTAATGTAACAAATATATCATCGTTAGATACAAGGGTTAGCGCGTTAGATACAAGGGTCAGCGCGATAGATACAAGGGTTAGCGCGATAGAAAGTGACGGCGCAATTCCGTCCTACTGGAATACAGAAATTGATGCAGTAATAAGCAGTGTTGCTACATTACAACGCACGGCTGGGATTAACGGAATGAGTTTTGCATTTATCACCGACATTCACAATACAAACAATGCGGGAAAAAGTCCTCCGTTGATAAAGAAAATCATGGATTCTTGCCACATAAAATATTGGTTAAGCGGCGGAGATATAGCAACCGATGGAGCGTTGGGTACGAAAGCGGCGACTATAGCTGATTTATTGGATATCGAGAGCAAGTTTGTGGCATTAGCTGGTAATTGGTTGAGGGTCGAGGGCAATCACGATGTTGCGTATTCGACGTTAGGTGCGCCAAATTATTACAAGCAAAACCTAACTCCCGGAGATATGTACGATGTTTATTACCGCGATTTAGCATTAAACAATAATGTTAAATCAAGCCCAAGCGGTGATTATTTCTTTGCCGACGATGATACTCAAAAAATAAGGTATATCGGTTTAGACAGTCAGGATAAGTTATATTCGGAAGACGTAGACGGCCGCGCAATTGACAATAAGATGTGGAGTTTTACATTCAGGCAGGACCAAATAACGTGGTTTGCAAATACCGCCCTAAACGTGCCGACTGCCGATTGGTCGATTGTTGTATTCAGTCATGTACCTCCCGGAGAATTAGCGATGACCGGCAGTGACCTTATTATCGCTAATTATGACTTAATGGTCGGTTTATTAAATGCCTTCAGCGGAAACACATCATATACCGGTGTGGGAATAAATACAACTTATCCCGCAACCATAACCGCCGATTACACAAGCAAAGGCGGTGAAGTAATTTGCTGGGTTTCGGGTCATGTTCACAGAGATAAATTATTTACCATTAGCGGTATAAACGTTATAACCACTTTACATGATTCTCTCGCAGTTATGAGCGGTGAAGCTACAAAAACAGCAGGAACAGCAACAGAACAGGCATTTGATATATTTACAATTAATAAAACAACACGAACTGTAAACACGACAAGGGTTGGCGCGGGTGCGGATAGAAGTTTCACGTATTAATTCTATCACACGGCAAATATAAAATAATATTATATCACGGCACAGACCTATAATAAATTATAATATCGGAGGGCGACAAATGAAAGGTGATGATGTAAATGGCTGATAGTACAGAGAAAAAGGAAGTGTCGGATCCTTCTGTTAATGTAATTGCGCTAATTGAGAGTGTTGTAAAACATCTTGAATTTATGCTCACGGCAATAGAGAAACGGATGGATGCCGAATCGGCGCGCATTAACGAGCTCCGCGCAGTGGATATTGCCGCCGTCGCAACCGCCAACGAACGAGCGGTAAAACAAGCAGAGGTGTTGGCAACATCGGTGGCTACAAACGCCGAGACGCTTCGTGCGTCGGTCGCAAAAACTGCTGATACTATTGCGGTACAGCTCCAACAAATCACAGACCGGCAAAACGAAAAAATCGCGGCGATAGAAAAAATCCAGAATGAAAATGTAGGCAAGTCGGGAGGGTCATTAATGACTTCGGCGCAGTTTCGAAACGGTATTATAACCATTGGTGCTATACTTTCAATCCTTGGTTTAATATTAACATATTTTTATAAGGGGTAAATAATGAAAGGCATAGACATATCGCATAATAACGGCGTAATAGACTTCGCAAAAGTTAAAGCGTCCGGTATAGACTTTGCTATGATCCGGGCGGGTTATGGTGGGGCGGTGGACGGGCAGTTTCACAACAACATTAAAAACGCTCAAGCAGTTGGTATTGACTGCGGCTCGTACTGGTTCAGTTATGCGACAAACCGCGCTGAAGCAATCGCCGAGGCAAGAATGTTTCTTGCAACAATCAGACCATATCAGTTTACATATCCGCTTGCGTTTGATTATGAATACGACAGCGTCGATTACGCAAAAAAGCGCGGCATAACAATTACGTCCGGGCTTGCCTGCGACATTGCGGACGGGTTTATGTCAACGGTCGCGACTGCGGGATATTATGTCGTAAATTATACGAATGTCGATTTTATCACGCGCTATTTCACAGGTCCGCGTATGGGGAAATATGAGATATGGCTTGCACGGTGGACGGCAAATAAGCCCGCAAACGTTACGGGGCTGTGGCAAAACGAAGTCAGAGGGAGCGCGGCTGATGCTGCAGCAGGGTGCGCATCGGTTGTCGGCGGTCTGGGCGGCGTGACCGGCGCCATCGACATGGATATATCCTATAAGGATTACCCGACGATAATTCGCAGTCTGGGGTTGAATCATCTGGCGACAGTTCCGGCGCCAGCGATTAAGCCCGCGCCTGTAATAAAGCCGCCTGTAAAGGCTGAACCCGATTATGCTGCAATCGTCACAGATAAATGCGGGCTGCAATCACCCACCGTGGACTACATAAACCGTTATACATTCGCAAAAGATTTATGGCGTAAAATTAGTGAAAAATTGAAATGATTACACCGGCACAGCCGGAGGAAGATAAATCATGATAGACCTTACGCAAATTGCACAAGCTTTAATCGCGCTGCTGAGCGTGATTATTACAGTGATACTGATACCGTTTATCCGTCGTAAAGCAAGCATGGCGCAACAGGCGCAAATTCAGTCTTGGATTAACGTGGCAGTTTACGCTGCGTCGCAAATATTCAACACGGCAGGCGTGGGTTCAGAAAAGAAGGAATATGTACTTGAATTTTTACAGGCGCAGGGCATTACATACGACGCGACCGCCATTGACGCCATGATTGAAGCCTCTGTGAAAAAGCTGAACATTCAACAGGAGGCGGCCGCTTCGGTTGCTTCGGTTGCTTCCACTGTTGCGGGTTCGGAGGCCGAAACGATCGTCGTAAAACTTCCCAGCAAATAAGAGGGGCGATAAGAGATGAATGATGGAATTAGGGGCATGAAAAACACAATCGGGGCGGAGAAGTGGCGGGGCGACTTAGTGTGTAGCGAATGCGGAAAGTTTATCAGAAGTGCCAATAAAATAGGCAGTTACATACAGTTCGGCTGTTTTGGTGACATTTATGTATGCGGGTGCGGAAACGTTGTTCAGGTAACAAATTACAACTATCTCGAAAAAGAGGTGATATAATGCCTGGAAATCTTCTTTATACAGACATAGCGTTCCCGGCAGTTTCGGGTGACGATACCAAGCGAGATTTAAAAAATGTCCTCAATTACCTCTACATGCTTCGCGAAGAATTGCGTTATACGATGGGTAATATCGGCGTCGGCAACTTCAATGATACGGAACTAACGGATCTGTCGAACATCGTAACCAAAGAGTTAAGCATAACCGTGAAAAGCGTTGAGGGTAGCTTGTCACAGATTATAGGCAGAGCAGACGAGACCGAAACATCACTGACGTTATTGTCACAATATACAACTGATAATTCAGACGCTATCGCTATCGTTCAGACACAAGCGGACGCGAACGGTTCAAACATATCGCTGGTCGCCAGTTACACGGGGCAGAACAGCGGCATGTCGCAGGCTTCGTTTGTTCTGTCAGCAATAAACGGTCAATCATATGCGGCGATGAATGCAGACCGCATTAACTTTACAGGATTTACAACGTTTATGCGCCCCGCCGACGTGGGTGAATACGGTACAACAACCATCGACGGTGGGCGCATAACGGCAAACTCACTTAGTTTTTACAATTTGGCAGATAGACCCACAAATGCCGATACCCTTGCCATATGGGAAAACAGCGGATACAAAACATACATCGACGCAAATGGAGTGTATTCCGGTAATTTAACTGGTGTTAATATATATGGTGCGAATTATTACTCATTAAATGGTAATTCACAATTAGAATTATTAGATCAATCCGGAGGCACGTACGGAGGTGTTGGATTAACTTTATATAGACAGGGCGGTATGCCAGCTTTTAAAATTAGCAGTGTTTTGCTGAATACAGAATTATATGCCTATGGAGATTTATTTTTTCAACATACATCTACTGGAACTAATTATCCTCAAGGCACATGGAATTTTAGTCAGGCAACAGTATCTGGCGTTACTGCTACATTCGGATAAGGGGGCGGGATTATGGCGACTATAGCGCAATATTCGGTCAGTTACAATTCATTTTCTGTCTATGTCACCGGGCTGGATGGAAATTATTCCAGTAGTAACCGATACATTGCGTGGTATGTTAATGGATCGTTTGCCGGTAACTCACCCACCATCTCTGCATACGCAACCCAAAGCCCTATATTCTCTTATTCAGGCTGCACACCGAACACCCAATATTATATAGAGGCAAAATGTTATTATTATTCCGGAGGAACACTTACATTTGGTTGGGCTTCGGCGTTATATGTTTACACCACCAGTCCACCGCGACCGGCATTGTTTTATTGGACTTATACAAAGACAAGCAGAGGTACATTCAACTTAAAAGCATTTGAATGGAATAACCTTACCGCAAATATCAACGCTATTCGTTCATATAAAGGCTATTCTGCATATAATTTTACAACCGCATATCAAAATAATACTTTTTACTATTATATGTTTAATGAGGCGGTGTATGTTATACAAGGCATACCCGGCTATGGATCATATTTAACTACCGTATCTCACGACGGAATTGTATATGCGGCAGCTTTAAATTCAATCGTCAGTGAATTAAATGCAATCTATTAATTATAGGAGGATAAAATCATGATAACAAACAATATTACATCGTCCACATACACAGGCGGCAGGCGCGTGGAGGTGGTGGAAAATACATATTCGCCCAGCGACGACATGATGAAGCTCGGACAGCTCCAGAATATGCTCGGTCAGATGATGGCGCGGCAAGAACAGATTCTCACGCAACTCGAAACGGCAGACGCGGCAACTCGAAGCGGTTACGATGCGGAGCTGTTGCGGCTTGAGAACGAAATGGCTACATACAACATTCTGATTCAGAAGCAGGAAGAATACGTTGACGGTTACGGTGCTATATAATGCTTCCTACGATGACTTCGCCCGACGGTATAGTTAAGCATACAACATCGTCGTTCGGCGGCTATGATGTAAGGGAAACGTCACAGGGCGCAGTAAATATGACAAATATGTCGTCGGATGATTACCCGCTTATGAGTTCGCGCGGTCTGCGGTATAAAGTGTCAACACCTACTGCATTAACGGCGTTCGGGGCATATGACAAATTATTCTATGTTGATGGTACAAACTTCTATTATGACGGTGCGATTAAAGGCACAGCGACGGCGGGTGCAAAAGCGTTCGCCGCCTTGAATGCCTACATTATAATCATGCCCGATAAGAAATATTATAAGCCGTCTGACAATACATTCGGTTCGCTTGAAGCTTTATGGACGGGTACAATCGCGTTCGCCGACGGTCTGCTTTACGGTGAAGTGGCCGTAGCAAATGCGATCACCACTACAGGCGCGGCGTTTCCGTTCATAGCGGGTGATGCCGTTAAGATTGCAGGTTGTACGACACGCCCGAATAATAATCAGACAAGCATTATCCGTGAAGTATCGGCGAATAGCAAATCGCTCTATTTCTATGAGAACATATTTGAGGTCGGCGCAGAGGCGGGAGCGGTAACATTGTCCCGTGATGTGCCGGCAATGGATTTTATATGTGAGTGCAATAATCGTTTATGGGGTTGCAAAGGCGACACTATATATTCATCAGCCCTTGGTGATCCAAAGAACTTCAATAGGTTCGACGGCGTTGCAACCGATTCATATGCGGTTGATGTCGGTTCGGCGGGTGACTTCACAGGTTGCTTCTCATATCTCGGTTATCCGATATTTTTCAAAGAGGATTCAATTTACAAAGTGTATGGTTCGAAACCGTCAAACTATGAGGCAATGGCATCGGCTACAATGGGTACGGCTATAGGCAGTCAGCTTTCCTTTGCGATTGCAGGTGAAACCTTATATTATATGTCACGTGCGGGCATCATGGCATACACCGGCGGCATACCGTCAAACATATCGGCACCGTTCGACGGAGCGCGGCATAAGAATGCTGTGGGCGGCTCGGACGGCATAAAGTATTATGTCTCCATGCAGGACAGCGCGAACGCCTGGCATATGTTCGCATTCGACCCGCGGTATAATATGTGGCACCGTGAGGACGCGACGCACGTTATCGGCTTCGGATGGTTCGGTAACCTTTATATGGCGGTTACCAATGGTATATGGGTTATCGGTAACCCGGTTGCACCGGCAGGCTCTGTGGCAGAAACTTCGCTTGCATGGCTGTATGAGATGGGCGATATGTATGAGGGCGACGTTAATAAAAAAGAGATAAAAAAGTTACAATTACGCGCGGAACTTGAAACAGGCGCAACCTTGAAGCTTGAAATATTATATGATTCAGGTAGTACGTGGGTACTTGTCAAGGATTTGACCGCCGCCGTTAAGCAATCGTATTATCTGCCGGTGATACCGCATAGGGCAGATCACTTTCGGCTAAAGCTGTCCGGCACGGGTAAAGTTATATTGAACACGTTGACGCGCGATACGGCTCACGGGAGCGAATTATAATGAGGGAGGCTTAATTTATGGCATATACATATGACGATTTTACGTCAATGATGAAAGGCGCGGGACTGACCGAAAGCCAGTTTTCGCGGTACGATTTAGATTTAGCAAAGAGTAATCCCAACTTCGGCATAGGGCTTATATCCGCTAAAAAAGATTATATGGCGGCGACAACTCCCGACGCGCGGGCATTAGCCAACGCCGACGCGGAATCTATCCGTACCAAATACGGCAATTATACCGGAGGCTCTACAGGTACATCGTATAAGCCGGGCGGTCCTACACCATCATCGTTTAAAGCAGACGCTGCTCCGACGTATACGCCCAAAACGCCGTCATCGTTTACTCCAAAGGCGGCTCCGACGTATACGCCTGAACCTGCATATAAGAATCTTGAGGTAGCACCGACATATATGCCCGAACCGGCATACAATAATCAATATTCCGATAAGCAGTCACAGTTGCTCAACGATATAACCAGTTATAAGCCATTCGAGTTTAACGCTGACACGAACCCGCAAATGCAGGCTTACACGAAGCAGTATTCGCGCGAGGGAGATCGTGCCATGCAGGACACGCTCGGCTCTGCGGCGGCTGCTACGGGCGGTATGCCATCGACAGCGGCAGTATCTGCGGCAGGACAGGCTAATGATTATTATATGGGTCAGCTTGGTGATAAGTTGCCGCAGATATATGAATCCGAATATAATAAGTATCTTAGTGATTTTAATATGCAGAATCAGAAGCTTACGGCGGTCAACGGTCAGGAACAAATTGACTATTCGCGGTACTGGGACGGCAAGAATTTCAACTGGGATAAATATTTATCGGAGGTTGACCAGAGCAATAATAACCGAGATTTCGGATATAAGCAATACACTGACAACAAGAATTTCAATTATGATACGTATTTGAACGACCTCAATCAGTCGAATAACAACCGTGACTTCGGGTATCAACAATTTACCGATAACAAAAATTTCGACTATAACGCACACTTGAATGACCTCAATCAAAGTAATAACAATAGAGATTTCAGCTATGGGCAGTATACCGATAATATCACGAATGCGCAGAACGTTGACAATGTAGCATACGGCAGAACGCTTGATGCGGCTACAACAAAAACTAATGCAGAGCAGACCGCCTATAACAGACAACTTGACGCGGCTTCGGGTGCAGCGGCGGCAAAGCAGAACGAATTTGACAACCAATATAAAATTGACACGCTTAACGCTGATGCAAAGACTACGAAATTTAATCAGATGATGGATAAATTCCAATCACTCCAGTATGCCGATGCGGAGATAGCCGGCGTACTCGGCGTCCCGGAAGGTACACCATATGGCGGCACATTGACACAGTTGGCGGTCGACCAGGCGAAAGCGAACATTGCGCAAACTTATAAGCAAACGGCAAATATAGGCAAAACAAGCGGTGGTGTAGGCGGCGGCACAATTACAGCCGCACAAATCAGCGACGCATGGGGCAGAGTAATAGCCGGTACCGAAACCGGGGCAGACCTTGCGCTACTTGGAGAAGCGGGAATATCCGATAAGTTAATCAGCGACGCAAGAAGTGGCGGCGGCGGGAACACAGGCAACATAGACGCAGTCATTGCGGATGTACAGAATAGCAACTGGACAAAATCAAATGTCGATGCACTTGTTGCCGGCGGGTACAGTTTAGATGTATTGAAGGCAGATCCATTCAGCTGGGATGGCGTGTATACAGACGGTACAGCGGCTCCGGCAGCAAACGGCGATACATCATGGCTTGACGCATACGACAAGTTATCCCTTGATAAACTCGGTATGCCGAATATAACCGAAGCACAGGTAATCTCTATAATAAACAATCCGAAATATGCATCGTGGGTTGGCAGTAACGGAAAAATGTTTTTTAAACTCAGATAAGGAGCAATCATGACAGCATATGAAAAGCTCGCGGCAGAAGCGGAAGCGATACGTAATAAAAACGCGGGGGGAAACTCCCGCTATGATAAATTAGTGGCAGAACAGCGCAAAGTGACCGAAAAAAAGCAACTTGACAAGATGAATTTCGGCTCGGCAGCGGCTTCAATATCACGCACATCAGCAGATGCCGCTGCCATAGCGACGCAGAAAAAAACCGGTCAGATGGCAGCAACGAAAGCTCCCATTCCTACCGTTTCAAGTCTTCGGTTGCCGGAAAACCCGGTAGCGGTGGCGATACAAAAAAAAGTGGCAGAGACGGTAAAAGCACGCGCCGCTGTCCCGACGGTAAAGACTGATCCCGCCGCAGATATGAACGTCTTGCAAAAAATCGACTACTATAAAAATAAATATAATCCGCTTGCACTCGGCGACATGGCGATAAATCAAGCCGGTGCGGGTGCGGCACAATTCGGTGCGGCTGTAGCTGACAGTGTAGTTGCGCCGCTTAGAGGTCGGGGCGTGAACTATCCGAAAGCACAGACGGCCGCAGAGGCATGGAGTGTCAAGCCCGCAGTACCCACAACGCCTGTGACAAAATATATTAACAACGCCCGCGAAACGTTGTCACTCTCACGGAAAGCGCGGCAGAATTATTATTTGAGCGGCAACACGGTACAGGACAAATCTGATGCATACTCTACGAAGATTGCCGATAAGTACGCAGATTTAACCGATAATGACGTTACGAAAGCGTTATCAGACCTTGCGTCGTCCGCGGGATATATGATACCCGTCGCCGTCACAAACATGATTATACCCAGTTCCGGCACGGCTTTACTGTTCGCGGCGGGATATTCGTCGGGCGAACGTCAGGCTTTGAAAGCAGGCGGTACAGCGGCAGAGGCATCGGCGTATGCATATCTGAACGGATTAAACCAGTCCGTGGGTGAAATGCTTATAGGCGGCGTTCTCGGCAAAGGTGAGGGCGCGATTGATTCTCTGCTGAAAAAAGTCGGAGTTGACCTCACGGCGAAGATAGCGAACCCGACCATAAAGGCATGGGCTGATTATGCGGTGTCTATTTTCGGCGAGGGCGCGGAGGAAGTTGTTCAGGGCGTGGCAGATATCGCCATGCAGAAAACTACATATAACCCTGCCGCAAAGTTGAACGCGGGAGACCTTGCGTATCAAGGTTTACTCGGCGGTGCGCTGGGTGGCGTATTCGATTCGGGTAAACTTATAACCGATATTAAAACCGGCCTTACACTCCCATCCGTGAATACACAGCCGCGGATCGCAAACACACAGCAGACCGTCACAGACACACCACAATCAACGATAAACGCCCCCTTGCAATTACCGCACGTAAAGCAGAACGCACCGCAGACAGCACAGGCAACGACGCAGACGTTCGCAGACCGCAACGCCGCAGATGTAACCGCTATTGCCAATAAGTTGCAAACAGGTTTACGTAACGCCGCCGGTGATGAAACATTGACCCGGTATAATGTGGCAAAAACCGAAACAGAACGCACCGGTGCGATTTATAATGCCGATGTGGAATCCGTTAATACAGCGTCGAAAATTGCAACCGCGGGTGGCTTAGATATACGCTATTACAGGCAAGAGGCAAGCGGCGGTACATTGCAGAACGGCTTTACCAAGGATGGTGTATTATATCTTAACGCCGCGTCGAAACAGGCGGCACCACAAATAATCGCGCATGAATTGACACATAACCTCGAAAACGCGAAAGCATATACCGCGTTGAGCGAATACGTTATAGGCAAACTTGACCCGCAGACACTTGCACAAATGCGCACCGATACAGTTAATCTTTATAAGGCGGTAGACCAAAATTTTACCGAAGCCGATGCGGACCGCGAAATTGTATCACAGTATGCGGAATCGAAACTGTTCACAGATGAAGTGGCGGTCATGGAAGTGGTACGCACCGATAGAACAGTGGGTGAAAAGATTCACACATGGTTGTCGGGCATGGTGACGAAACTGACCGGGACGAGCGAGGAAAAATATCTGTTACGGGCAAAAGAACTGTATAGCAAGGCGCTGGCACAGACGAGAAATACAGAAAAAACTATTGCATCGCAACCCGTTTTGGCTTATAATGTAACGGGGGGTGTTCGCATGAGCATATCTAAAGCCGACGACACCGCATACCTTGATGCGGTAACCCGCGGCGACACGAAAGCCGCGCAGAGGATGGTAAATAAGGCAGCGAAAGAGGTTAACAGCCAAATTCAGAAGCCTAAAATTCAAGGGGATACGTTGTCATATCTTTTACAGATGGTTGACATGTATGGGGCAGAGGATGCTGATAACCGTCCACGAGTTGAAACCTATCGAGATATAGTAAAAGACTTGAAAAGCAAAGGCATAAATAATATTGATGCATATCATGTTACGGATGCCGTGCGCGAAGACTTTGACAAAAGCGGAATAAAAGGTTCAGCACTTAGCTATATCGGGTATAAGAACGGAAATCTAAGAGATGAATCGGTTTACTTGTTCCTTGACCCAGCCGACATTGACCTGGGTTATCCCGGAATAACCGGAGCCGCAAAGTCAACAAGCAATGTTATGCATATTGAAATACCGGTTGAGCGGATTAAAGATTTGCGTTGGGATAGTAATTTCAACGTTACATTCGACACATACAGCGGGGTACGGTTGGTTGGTGATGCGCCTTCAAAGTGGATTAAAAACGACTATTTGTACGTTCCAAAGCTATCTCCCGCCGTCACCTACGATGATAACGGGAATGTTATACCGTTATCGAAGCGTTTTGATAGCGGCAATTCCGACATACGCTATTCCATCAGCAAAGTCGATACCGAGGGTAACATATTAACCGGCAAGCAGAAGGAATTTTACAAAGACAGTTATGCGAAGCAAGATGAAAAGCTTGATGGTAAAATGGTTGTTGTATATCACGGCACGGCCGAACAATTTACCGTGTTTGATAAAGGGCAGTTGGGGCGTAATACTGACGCTCCCAGTGCAAAGAAAGCTTTATTCTTCACAAACGATAAAAAGGTTGCTCAAGGTTATGCGAAAATGGCTGTACCGCAAAGCATAGATGCATTACGGGCAGAAATGGATAAAGCATACAATAAGTCTACCCGGATAACGAATACGCCGGAAGAACGGAAATCGGCAGACGATGCGTTTAACAAAGCTAAAACGGCATACGGCAACGCTTTATACGAACACTATCAAAGTAGCGAAGCAAACGGTATTGTCATGCCGTTGTACCTTGACATAAAAAATCCACTGATTCACGATTATGAGGGTAAAGAATACCGCGAAGTTTCGTTCAATAAACTATTAAAGGAAGCGTCTGACAACGGAAACGACGGCGTAATATTCAAAAACGTACATGACGAAGTCGGCATGGATTACAGTGCTGTCAGTGACGTTTATGCTGTGTTTGTCGAAAACCAAGCAAAATCCGTTGATAATAAATCACCTACAACCAGCACCGACATACGCTACAGCGTCACTCCCGACACCGCAGAGGCAGAAGTTGCCGCGAAAAAGGACATCACCGAACGGCTACGTTCAATCGTCGCCGGGATAGACGCGAAATATGTGAAACAGTCGGAAGCGGCTACGCAGGAAACACGCCAGAAACTTGACGTTATTATATCCGCTGAAAATGCGCGGAGTTTTGCCGAACCTGGCACAGACGGTGAAGTATACACGCCTACAGAGGCAGAAACAAAAGCAGATACCTCTGAAATATTGCGTTCGCTGGTTGCGGAAGCAAATTCAAAAACGAAACTCAGTGACGCAGATCAGGCGCAGATTGCAGAGGAACACGCAAAAATAGTATTGCTTACCGAGGCTGAAGCGCTGTTGAAAACCGGTGACCCCATCAATAAACAGTTTGACACGTATAATAAGGCAAAACAGGATTACCGTGCCGCCGTTTACGCACAGCGTGCAGACCCGTCGAGCATGAGCGAAACCGATCTTTTGCACTATGCAAGTAAAGTCGAAGACATTCGTAATGGCATATTGAGAAAACTTGAAATTCGCGACGTTAATGTGTCAGAATCCGTCAAGAACGGTACCTTCTCCGAGACTATGCAGAAACAATGGAATAAAGTTAAATCTCTCACAAAAGAACATAACCGGGCGCTGAGAAGCGGTGATACTGACATGATCGCGAAGTCAAAAGCAAAACTCGATGCGGCGAAAGCATATATATCGGATATTAACCGCCGCAGAAAGGCACTTCTTTATAAGGAAGCAGCAACGGCGGTCGGTGACATAACCTTATGGAAAGATAAAAAGCTCGGCATTTTGTATCAGCGCGAAACACTTGAGAGAAACATACGCGACATTGCGCCGAATAAAACGACCGCCGAAAATGTTAACCAAAGTTACCGCCGTCCGATCGATATAAACGAGGCGGCGCGGAATAAATATAAAATCGATTACCGGGATAAAGTCCGCGCCTTGAATATATCAAAGAAAGAACAGGGCAAGAACCTTAATACGGAACGTTATGCGGTGCAGTTTGTAGGAGAGTATGATTATAACGTATCCGCGTCAAAGCCTAACCAGAAAGACGCTTACGGTAAAACGCGCAGCGATTACGAAGCGGAACTTAACACTTTTATCGCAAACAACCCAGATATAAATTTAACCGAGGTTCGCCGCAAAGCCGCCGTCATGAGCGGTATGTATAACGAGATTTTTGCAACGATAAACAAGACATTGGTTGATAACGGTTATCCCCCGGTCGATTCTCGCAAAGGTTATTTCCCGCATTTCAGTGAAAATAAACCGGACACGTTGTTGGGGAAGTTGGCAATGAAATTCGGCATCAATGCCGCGCCTGATTCCCTGCCGACCTCAATAAACGGCTTGACATATCAATTTAAGCCCGGAAAGCGGTGGTTCGGGAATCTGTTGCAGCGCACGGGTGACAAGACCGAATATGACGCCGTCCGCGGCTTCGACAGGTACATTGAAGGCGCGTCGGACATAATCCACCACACTGCGGATATACAGCGCCTACGGGCATTGGCGGAGCATATACGCACAGCCGGGTCAGACGAGAAACTGCAAGACCAGGCAAAGAAAATCCGCGCCGACGACACCAAAAACGCTGAGCAGCAACATGAAGCAGTTTCGGCGTTATTTAATGATACAAAACACGCGCTGTCAAATTTCGTGGTAGATCTTGACGAATACACAAATCAACTCGCGGGCAAAAAAGCACGGGCCGACCGCGAAACCGAATACGCATTGGGGCGTGGTATGTATAACCTCATGCGCGATATCGAAGGGCAAGCCGCGGGAAATATGGTTGCAATGAACCCGCGTTCATGGGCAACACAATACATCCCGATACATCAGGCGGCAGCGCAGATCAGCAACAAGAACATGATTTACGGTTCGCTTGCTACATTGAAAACGATGATACAAGACGACGGTATAGGCGACGCATCATCTTTCCTTGTAAACAGGCGCAGCTCTGACCCGCTTGTCAAAACAATTATGCAAGGTTTTAAACAAGCGGTGTCCGCTCCCATGTCTTGGATAGATAACTTCGCGGCGAGCACAATCGTACGGGGGCGCTTTTATGACAACCTTGCAAAAGGACTGTCACATGAAGTGGCGCTTGATGAAGCGGACAGCTTTGCTGCGGCGGTGATGGCAGGACGGTCAAAAGGAAACTTACCGACGATGTTCGGTGCGAAGAATCCGGCAATTAAATTATTTACAACGTTTCAACTTGAAGTAAATAATCAGTTGTCGTATTTATTCAAGGACCTGCCGAGAGAACAAAAAGATAAAGGCGTTGCGTATCTTGCGATGGCTCTGATGAAGTTCTTCGTCGGTGCGTATCTTTTCAACGATCTGTTCGAGTGGCTCCTCGGCGACCGACCGGCTCTCGACGTTATGGGCGTGGCAAATGACACGGTGGGCGACGTTACAGGTTACAAACTGCCGAATGCGTTTGAACTCGGAGCGCAGCTGCTCAAAGGTGGTCGGCTTCCATCCGTAAACGATCTTAAAACCGAGCAGAAACCGCTGAAAAACGCGGGTGCAAATCTTGCTACAAACATCACCGAGCAGCTTCCTTTTGTCGGCGGTCTGATCGGCGGCGGACGCATACCGATAAGTTCGGCACTGCCGAATCCGGTGAATATATGGAACGCAGGTGCAGGCTATCTTCAAGGCACCACACCCGGAAATAAAGCAGCGTTTACGATTGGCAAAGAACTGTCAAATCCGTTGTATTATATATTGTTCCCGGTCGGCGGCGGGCAGGTGAAAAAAGTGTACGAGGGCATTAAATCAGTCAATAAATCCGGCAGTTGGACGATGGATACATCCGGTAACGACATATTGCAATATCCGATACATAGCGGCAGCACCGGCGAAAAAGTATTAAATTATGCGCGTTCTACCGTCTTCGGCAAAAGCACTCTTCCAACTGCAAATGACTGGGTGGAGGGTGGCTTCAAGAACCTGTCAAAATCCGCGTCCGAAACTTATGCCGCACTTGTTGGCATGGGCGCGGATTCCCGCAAAACCTATAATGTATTGACCGATTTAGCTTCCACAAAGAAAACAGACGAAGAGTCGCAGGCGGCATTACAACGTCAGAAACTGCAAGCGGCTCCCATATCAGCAAGTATGAAAGTCGAAATGTATTATAAAATGCTGACGGATGAAAATAGCACCGATAGAAAGATAATAGACGAGTTGAAAAACGCAAATCTGTCCGATGCGGGGATATTCGACACGATTATAAAGTATAAAGACCTTAACATAAGCGACGCGAAAGCCGGAGAAAAAGCATTAGATTGGCAACATTGGGTAGACGGTCAGAACTTCACCGATAAGCAAAAAACGATTATTGATGAATATATTGCTTTCCGTGTTGCTCTGCCTGTAGAACCTACGACCTACGAGAAATTTACCACTGCTGGGATGAACACCGACACGGCATATAAAATCGCCGGTACTTTATCAGACCTCGTACCGTTTGAGGGTAAAAAGGCGGTGTCCGATATGCAGAAGTACAGCGCGATTGTAAAATCTGAATTGCCGAGCGCCGATAAGATGATAGCGATAAAAACTATTATGAGCGAGACGGGATATATGACTTTGTTCAAAACCGTCGCGAAAGGTGTGAAACTCGAATATTACGTAAAATATCTGGAGGGTGTGCATGATATTGTTTCGGATATGAAAGACGGGAAATCGGTCAGCGATTCAAAGAAACTTAAAGTCATGACGTACATCAACGGTATGTTGCTCACCCGTGCGCAGAAAGACGCGCTGTATCTTGCCGCTGGATATGCAGAAGATACAATCAGCGACGCACCCTGGCGCGGAGGGGAATCATATAGCGGAGATGTTCATTCGCAAAAGCTTAATAACGTAGTGTTCAAGAAAAAGTAAATCCACTCCCTTTGTTAGTCCCTTAAGGGAGTTAGTTAATACCGTTTAAAATCGGGCACTTTTAATGTATTTACACTGCTTTTACGTGCGTATGAACATGTAGGGTAAATAATAAGCACCGCGGATTGTAGTTGTTTTAACTACTTTTCGCGGTGCTTCTTTATTGGTGACCCATCGGAGAGTCGAACTCCGGACACCATGATTAAAAGGTATAAAGTCCACCATGAAAATCGCAGTTGATTTAACTACGATTCTCGGTACGTTATTTTTTAGTCCCTACGGAAGTCACTGTTTCAGTATACATTTTGTTTATTTTTTCAAGAGCGTCGCTTGACTGATCGTTTGTGTGGTGACCGTAAATTCGGTCAACCATTGTGATGTCGGCATGACCCATAAGATATTTTGCGGTGTTCATGGGTACGCCGGCGCGAAACAGATCTGTGCAATACGTGTGACGGAGACAATAAAGCTGGAGGCTTTTCGGGAGGAACGGATTATTTTTATCTTCTATTAATTTATTACCGTCACGTTCAATACCCATCAATATTTTCATCTCACGTTTGATGTTGTTCCAGCGAACTTTCATGCGCTTATGGTCGAACATATTACCGCCATTATCGGTATTCTTAATATGTTGCGTCGTGAACACCAGCGCATCATCAGCGCCGCGCTCAACTTTTTGCAGGTCGGCATATAGTATATCCGGTATCGGAACATCACGCACACCCGACGCAGATTTAGGCTTGCCTACCTCACCGGAAGCTTTCAGGGCTTGTCTGACATGAATACAGCGTTTCACCATGTCAATATTCTTCCATGTGAGCGGAACGGTCTCCTGGGGGCGCAACCCGGTATAAAGCAGCACCTTGGCCCAAAGACCCGCATAATGTGTTTCGCACACCTGGAGCAGCACAGCGCGTTCCTCGTCGGTCAAGGCGCGGTGTGTTCCGGAGGTTGTCTTTCGCGGCACGGACGTACCGGTAACCGGATTTACAGTAATATATTTTTCAATAACTGCCTGCTTCATTGCTTCGCTAAGTGCGCCGCGTATTTTCGACACGGATGATTTACTCATGCCTTCATAGGTTTTGAGCAGTTTTTGTATATGTATCGGCCGCAAGTTTTTCAGCGGTACGGTTCCGATCTCCGGGTATACATATTTTGCAAGGTGACTTTTTACCGCATCGAAGTAAGGTTCGGAAATGTTACCCTTTTTGTATGCCTCAAGCCATTCGTCGCACCAGGTCCGTAGCGTGATGTTTTTACCGCTGAGAGTCTCACCGCTGTCAATTTCGTTTTTACGCTTACGGACTTTCTCGGTCAGATCACGCTCTGACTTTGCGGTGAGATCTATTTTTACGCCTTGGTATGTTTCTTGATGGCGGTAATAACCGTCGATATCCTTTTTATACGGCATAGTTTATGTTCCTTTACTGATGATTAAACCCATCGACGTTATACCGGTGGGCTGTTTCGTCCTTATCCCAATATTAAATAGTTAAGCATTATTATCAGATCATCATTAGCTGCATGATATTCTTTTATGAACGTTGATAGAACATCATAGGCTTTATCGTGATTTGAATAATATGCGTCTTTGTTAATCATCAACTCCGAGATATAGCCTGAATACTCAAGCAAGTAATTGGCCAGCGTTTCATAACTGTTAGAATAATAATATGCTTCCTGGTATGTCGTTCTGGTAATAAAATTCAGGTTGCTGATTAATATGAGATCATCGTCAAGTTTATCATAATAATCCTTCAAATTTTCTTTTTGACTGCTGATAATATCTTTTGAGCTTAATATGTAATCCATCGAAGCGCCGTCGGCGACGGTATAATAAATATCACTTAATATATTATAACTTGTATATAATTCGTCAAACGCTTTGTGCGCAAGAAAATAATAATTTAATTCTCTTTTGGCAGCGATTGACGGCGAGGTATCCCACTTGTCGATGATAACTTTATTGTTTACACCGTCCCAGGCAATAACGGCGCCGAGAGCTTCGGAAACAGCGCGCACGGGCAGATATGTAGTACCTTCATAAATGAACGGCTCAACAACGTTACCGTTAGCGTCGGTCGGTGTGAAAGCTTCATTGTTGACCGTAATAGTCGCGCCGTACCAGACGGATATGTCTTGCCATCCAGCGGAGGCGGTGCAGGTTAATGCGAACAGTAGTAAGATAATGCAGATTGATATGATGCGTTTCATGTAAAATCCTCCTATAAATTTAATATATTTT